GGTTACTCCCCCAGCTACAACGAATGTAGTATTATTCAAAATTTTACGGAATCAGCCCCTCTTATCGATGCTGTCAACAGAAGCACAGCAATGCCAAAGTGGGAACAAAAAATTGGATTAGAAGAAGTCACTGCGCTATTTATGGCACCTGACTACCCTGCAAATAAAAATTACATTGCAATCCAAAGCTTTAGTAAAAAACAAATACTCAATGCATCCAAGTACTTATGGCTAAGCAAAGGTGTTTTCAGCATGTCAGATCTTTTGGGTTTCAATCTTGAAGATAAACTGACTGCCGTGATTGAAAATGACACAATAAAATTCAGAAATTTTAACAACTTACGAAGTATTTTCGATATGAATCAGTATTTTGCAGATGCCACCAGCAACGATATTGATAATTTTGTAAAACAACCGATTTTTGATTTACCCCAAGGCTTTAATCTCCATAGCCTTGCCGACAACGTAATAAGAAAAAAAGTAACCCTTATAAATAAATCAGGTATTCTTTCAAACCACACAGTTGACCAAATTAAAGTAGCAGCCACAACACTAAGCTTTCCAATAAAAACATCTGGTGCAGGAGTGAATGAAAAAATTGTGATGCCCACAGCCAAAAAAGAAATAAAGGATCTTTTGGATTTTCTTGACGAGGACTATTTTAACTCAGAAATAACAAAGCAAAGATTTCGTTCCAATTCAAAACGGAAGGCTTAAAGGTATAATATTGGCCGCATTTGCGGCCACCAATTAAAAAATCATTGCAATGACACCTTCAATAAACCCTATAGCATTTTGTAATTTTTTTCTTATAGTTCCATCTGAAAGTTTCTTTCTCCTAGCAATTGCTCTTAATGATACACCAAACACATAATGAGCAATTACAATATCAAATTCATCGCACTTATACTTTTTTAACCGGGCAATGCAGCCATCAATCATAATGCCTTCGTCGTCGCAGCATTGTAAGCGGGACTTAGATTTTTGTGGTAAAAGTCCCTTAAATCCTGCCGCAATAGGGGAAAAATCAACACCACTATTATCGCTTGCTGCCCACGCTCCCCAAAGTTCTAAAGTCTCATGAATATCACGCATTATTCTCTCCACACTTTTATTTTTGTTTGCCGGTAGCGATAACACCCATCGCCAGCGCGCGGTCTATTGTTTTCAGCACAAGAAATACCTGTGTGCCGTGTTCTTCTTCCCAGGCTGGGGTATTCGCATGAAGTGAGTCGTGACACCGTCTGCACAGCGGGATCACGAACAGGTCATGCGATTTTGTTGCCATGCCGCCAAAGCCATTGCCGATGATGTGGTGAGGATCATCAGACCCGTTGCCACAGGCACAACATAGCTGGCGCTTTACCCATTGAGTGTATTTCGAGTTCCCATACCGGCGGCGCTTCGGGATCAGGGCATAAGACTCTGGCGTCTCAGGGTCGATGGCCAGCGCCAGCACTGGTTTGATGTTGTTCGCCAGTTCTTCACGTGGTTGCCTCTCCCATGGGTTAACGTCCGCTTCTTTACCCTGGCCGCCCGGCGGTTTGTATTTAACCCCCAGCGCTTCGCAAATTATTTCCGGCGGCAGCGAATGAGCCAGCCCTTTCGTCACTGCCCACCAGCACAGCTCCGGCAAAGTAAGGTGACGCCCGTCCGGCAGCCCATAACGGTACCGGATTGCCTCAGTCACAAACTCGGCGGCGTTCGCCAGCGCGATAGCATCCAGTTTTGGCGATTCTTTTTCCCGAAACTCGTTATCATGCGCCCAGCACAGGCAGACAACGCCACGACCTCGGGGTACCTGCACCAGTTCATGATGATGAAATTCCCCGTTGTAGTCCGGACACTGGCACACACGGTGGCGTTTAACCCACAGCTTCAGCGCGTCCATGCCGCCAACTCTGGCAATTACCGCCGGGGAAGACAGGAAACCAGACAGGCGCGAGTCACGTGAAAGAGACTGCGCTTCTGCCGGTACCACACCATCAGGCAGTTTATGGAGTTCGGCTGGCTCATTGGTGATCAGCAGGCGTTTACTGCTGAAGAACTTCACCAGGTCTGCCGGCAGCGCGAACTGCACGATCCCCAATTCTCGCTGGGGGTATGGTTTCAGTAATGCTCTCACGCCGCGTTCTCCTGTTTCTGTCGCAGATAACCAGCCCACAGCCCAGCAACCCATTCAACGCCCTTTGCCGTGAATCTGGCCTGGCGAAACGCATGCTGATTCTGCTGGCTGGTACCGGTTTTCACCTCAAACCGACCTGCCTCTAAATGATTGGCCTTCGGCGTCAGCTGGCCTTCCAGCCGGTAAACAATGTCTTTCTCGAGCAGGAACATCCGGAATTCCGGTTCTTTCGCATGCAGCAATTTGCAGACCGCGCGGAATCCCATAGAACCCTTAGCCATGACGTACTGCTCAACGAATTCAACTTTCGGCGCGGCCAGCGCCAGCTGTGACTCCAACGCCAGCTTTTCGTCGGCAAGGTCAGCAGCCAGGCGGAGAGCCTCGGGCAATGACCGGGGCAACGGGTTTTTAGATTCCAGTTCCTGCCAGCGGTCCACAACAACGGCGGTGAACTCGGGCGACAGACGGGCAACCAGCACCAGCGAATCGCGTTTATTGAACCAATACTCCTGATACTCCTGCCCGTTCTGCTCATGAAAATAGGGGGTGTGCGCCAACGGCGCGCTTAAAATTCCACCAACGGCAAGCCGTTCAGCCGAGCGCTTCACATCGCTATGCTTACTCTGCACCAGCTCCGCAATCTCACGGCTCGACATCGTTACCACTTTTCCTGACAGCAAACTGTTCGACATAATCACTCCACACGTTAAACCGGCTGCACACCGGCGGGTTTGAAATCAGTAATCGTTATTTCTGCCTTCCCTTCTTTGATAACCGGTCCCCATTCGACCGTCATTCGTTTTACCTGGCTGTCGTCTTTCCAGATCCCCGCATGGGTCAGGCCATCAAACAGAGCCTTTTGGAAATTATCTAAATCGCGTTTCGCCCTGGTTGGCGGGTAGAGAACCAGATGCACATCCAGTTCAGTGAGTAGTGCCGGTGGCCGGCAGCGCAACTGCTGATAAATCGCCGCCAGCGCATTTGACCGGAAGATCCTCCCGCGGGCGCTTATCTTTACGCCGGTTTTAGTGGCTCGCCAGTAACCGTTGACGCTTGGCGGGAATGGCAGGGTCAGTTGCATTTGTGGTACTCCGGCATCAGAAGGTGTTCCACCACTTCGCCGGTATCGACAAAGTAATAATCGCAGTCGGTCAGGTTGTTTATCAGCATCACCTCGATTTCCCGATCGGTCATTTTGCTGAATATCTTCACCAGTTTTTTCGGTGTCCCGATGTAAACCGGCTCGACTTCAGCCAATTTCGCCGCCGCAAAGTTGTGGTGGCCGTCCATCAGGACCGTGTACTGAACACCACGAAGCACGACTGGATACACTGAAACGCGGAACATTTTGAAGCGAAGCGCTTTATCAACGACTTTCTTCCGATCGAGATAGCGCTGTGAACTGATTAATTTTCCCAGGATCATGCAGTCACCTCTCCCGCCTTGATCAGGCTATTGAGAACTGCGTCAGCATGTTCCCGCGAAGCGGTGTAATCAGCCGGGCAATATTCACCGGTGATGGATATGGCCTTCAGGTAATCGCGGTAGGCATCGAGCCAGATTTTCTGGAAATCGTTCACGCGGCCCCCTCCTGCAGGTAATCAGCGCCAGCCGGAACAGCCAGATAATGACCGGCCAACACTTTTACGCGGGAATTGAGCGCCGGCGGGATCGTGGTAAAGGTTGCCGGTACCAGATCGATATCGTTGAACGGGTTTTCGTTGCCCCAGTGATGCCAGCCAGCGGCGTCACCACGGCTGAACAGCTCAATGCGGGATACTGATCCGTAAAGCTCTTCGAGACGGAAACGCACCTCTGCTGGTTTTTCGCTGTGCTCACCGCGGCAGCTGTGAACAACCTGTTTAACGCTGGCGCTGACGCGCTCGAGCCCGGAGCCGCGGACGGCGATCAGAACATCTTCGCTATTACCGCGCGTATAGTTGCCGCCCTTCATGACTGTTTCGGCGCTGAGTGCATCCAGAAAGTCTTCAAAGTCGATCATGGTCTGCTCTGCAAGTGCCCGCTCAATACGCCCCCGCGCCTGCTCATAAAGCTTGATCCACGTGAAACCTTTCATCGTCTTGACTTTAAAGCCCCAGGCCTGCGCCAGCTCGACAGCTTCTTCTGCGAAATTTCCTGTGTACCACATTGCCAACACCGCGCTTTCAGCGGCGATTGACCAGACTGGTAGGCGTTTGATGTCTTCCAGCGTCATGGTGCTGTAATGATCACCCGCCGCACCGTTACTGATTTTGTTGCTGTACTGCCAAGGCGGGTCCGCATATATCAGTTGATAGCTCATGCTTTCACTCCCTGCTGGCGCTGGGCGCACTCTTTCCAGATCTTGGCCCACTGCGATATGGCGAAATCGGCACGCATGCTACGGATGTTGGCTTTGCTGGCCTCGGCGCAAACCGCTTTTTCCAGCGCACTCGGTGCCTTGGTTGCCGCTACTCCGCTAATGAACCGGCGGTATGCCGCATCCCGCTCGGCTGCATCAACTGCAACGTCACCTTCACGCTCCCACTTCCCGTTTTTGCGCGCTGGACGGCCTGCACGATTCCAGGCGTTAGCGCCTTCGAGGTAGCCAGGGAACTTTGAAGGTTGAAAGAGCGTGGACGGTCGCAGGTACTCGGCCATTTCCAGATCGCCTCCCCATTTGGCATGCATGTAATCAACCGTCCGCTGATGTTCTTCAGTGGTGAAGCCTTCACGCAGTCTGGCGCGGATGTTATCCAGTGAGGATTTGCTGACCTGATAGCGGGAGCCGGTGACCTGGTTCAGGTAGTTCAGAACCTGTTTAGCCTGATCAGTAATTTCGACTTCGGCGTCGGTCTGCACAGCAGGCTGACAAGAGGTTTTATTATCTGATGGATCTTGTTTTGAATTTACTAACGGATCCCCCCCAGATTCTGGCGGGTGAAAACCGGTATTCGTGTTGGATTTTGATGCGTCAAATTTTGACCGGTCAGAATTTGATGTGTCAGATTTTGATGCGTCAGAATCTGACGGTTCAGCAGCAGCACGAAGCTTCGCAATATTCAGCTGATACATGTTCGACGTATTGCGGTTTCCCTTGCGGCGCTGGGTACTGGTGATCCAGCCGTCAGCCTCAAGTTTGCCCAGCGTAGTGCGCACAGTGCTTTCACCTGCACCCAACTGGCGGGCAATGGTGGTGATCGACGGCCAGCACAGGCCTTCGTCAGAACTGAAGTCAGCGAGGCGCGCCATTATGGCAACCGCCGATATTTTTAAACCGGCAGCAGCGCAACCATCCCAGACGTATGCGGATAACTTAACGCTCATAAGACCCTCTTAAACTTTCGCCGGAATTGTTCAGTAGGCTGGGCGCACTCATGCGGGTAACCGGCGCGCATGAAGATGACGCGATCCCCTGCTCTGTCGAAGCCCACGACGTGTACCACAACGCCCCGCCAATCCTTGTAACGCCTGTCCAGCTTTTGGATTTCTTCAGACATGCCGTCACCTTCTGGCTGCTCTGGCGGACGTAACCTACCCACCACGCCGCGAACTGGTAGTTGCACGGCATCCAGCGGTTACCTATCATCACTTCATACGAAAGAGAGCCAGCGGCCCCGCCTTTCGCAACACAGCGGATTTGCGGAACGCCAGCTTTTATGAGTAGACTGTTCATGCGTTAATCACTCCACACACGTTTTTAATGCGCCGACGCCTCGGGACTGCACTCCTGAGGCGTCAACCCTTTCATGCAAAGCCACCACTGACTTCACGTACTCATCGCGGGCAGCTAAATGCTTACGATGAAGAGCCATAATTTCTGCCTTCTCGCCTTCATCAATCACCCCGTCGTCTGCAATCGAAATATTTATCTGCTGATCGACCTTCCCACTCTTAGCGGCAACCTTTACCCCTTTGATAAACAGGTCAACGTGGTCCAGTTCGTCACGATTGGGGATTTCAACGAAAAAACCGCCGCGGCGCTGGGCGAAGTAATCCGCCAGATGATTAGTGCCGCTGATGTCTTCCATCGCTTCCAGCTCGGCAATTTCGAAGAACCGGCAGCCGTTCTTTTCGTACAAATTGTTGTTGAACTGCGTTTCAGTCATGCCCAGAGCGCCAGCCATAGCAGACCGACCGCCGGGATAGGCTTTGCACATCGTTTTAACTACTGATTTCAGGTCTACCATGTTGTTTTCCCTTTGGTAGTTATGGTTGTTCGCCAGTGGTGATAGCCTTTTTGTAAAGTGTTGGGTCGTATTTCAGTTCACCTTTGGTTCTATATGCAGCTTCGGCAGCTCGGCCTTTCGGGATCAGTTGGCCAGGGCGCTTTCTCCACAAATAAAATGCTTCAGGGGATATCCCAAAAAACTCAGCGACTTTACCGGGTTCGCCAAAATATTTTTCAAGGTCACTCGTCGTCATAACACCTCCGGTTTCTAAATTATTTTAGATAGTATTATTTAATTTTATTTTGATCAATAAAAACTAAAATAACTTAGGTTCATTAAGAGGATGGAAAATGCTTACCCAAGGGCAGCGGATAAAAAACCTTCGTAAAGACAGGAAACTGACTCAAGCTCAGGTCGCAAAGGCGCTAGGTGTTAGTGATGTGACTATTGGCTACTGGGAACGTGACCTGAATGAACCGGGTGGGAAGTCTTTGAGT